AAAAACGGAATCCATCCTTTTCAGCAAATGCTACTTAACGGATTCCAATCCGTTAAGTACCAAATCAACTATTAAGTCGATCCGGAACTGCATTTGCGAGGAGATAACAGATGTCATCTCCATACCATCCACGTAGCCTTTCGGCAACGTGGAAACTCCGGTACACGTTCTGACCCGTTTGGGTTTTGGCGTGTATAACGGCCCGGAGCCGACGTCTTCGACGTAACCACCCACTGCAAGCATCATCAGATACAGGCCCCTATAGGGCTTACGATCGACGATGTATCGCAGGTGTCTAAATCTCCGACTAACCTTTGTAGTACGAACGCCTAAAGCGTCTCCGAACCAAAAGGGAACGAGGTAAGGACCTTTTCTCAACTGAGTATACAAATAGCGAAGCGCTGAAAGATGGTAAATGTTATGTTTAGCCATCCAACCCTGCAGCTTATTGATCTCAGTATAGATTTCGTTATCGGTGCTAAGTGATCGAACATAGATTGGTGTTATATCAACACCCTTCAAATAATCGCCACCGCAACTTTCACGAAACCAACCCTTACTGAAAGACTTCTTATGATTAATAATTAAACCTGCCCTTTCGAGCAAGTCCGTTAAGCCAAGATACTCATGTGTAGGGACGATTATGTCGTCGCCAAACACAGCAGTACACGACCAATCAACGTATGTTTTACGTATATTGATCGCGGCATAACGATTAGCCATAACAAGGGCCAATAATGTAAGTGTCATAACAGGAAACGTAAAACCGTTTCCCATGCCACTCAGCATCATCTGCTGGATCCACTCGCGAGGTTGAGTAATGCTAAAAGCACAATCATCAACGGAGAGCGCGATCTCGTAATCGGTAGTCGGAACTGCGATAAACTCAGTTCTTAAGTCCGATAAGAGCGTGAACCAATCATTGGGCCACAAAGTTCGAATTAGATCTACTGATATTAAATCGGAAGCAGAGGACAGATCGATAGTACAAAGCGTACCATCAACTGAACCCTGTTTAGCCAACGCCTTGTTAAGGGGCTGTTGGTTCCGAATATCAAGACCAATCGATTTAAGAGCGCCTTCTATGTAACGGCCGGCAGCAAGCTGCATGACCATATTACCAGAAGGCTGTATCTCAATCGTTCGAACGCTGTCCTCGTTTTTCGGGACTGTAGTCATCTTCGAGCCTAAGACGATAGGTGTAGCCTTACCACCTGCAGCATCTGCTGCAGCAAAGTAAGGATTCGACCCTCGCAGTCTTTTAACATAAGGCTCACACCGACTAGTACAAACCATAGGCTGATCGATCTTCTGCGCCGCATGAGTGCCTCGCACTCCGACGGACGCACCGGGGCCGAAACCCCACAGATCGAAAAGATGGTCGAGATCAAGAGTTTTCTGTATGTTTACGGGATTTACACTAGATGTGTAATTCCATAGAACTTTCTCAATGAAAGTTCGAGCGTAATCGATACTGAAACTATCAAGGGTATGTAAGCGAGAGCAGAGTTTTAAATTCTGCTTCCACTTGCTTATAGCTTGATCCTCAAGATCGGGCCTGACAAAGGCTGCGCGCTTTTTAGCACGCCGTACTTGCCTCTTCAACGCTGGATTACTTGCGTAATCTTCGCGTGAAGTTAAGTCGGATGACAAATGTGCGAAGAAGGTTACTAACCTATCTTCATTCAATTTACTTCTGTTCATAAAGGAATCCTTATATAAGAACATACAATATACGGGTCAAATGACCGAAGAGGTATACTGCAATATTGTGAAAGAAATTAGCCCTATACACCCAAGGGTGAGTAGGACTAACAAGGTCATTAGGATAATCAGGATTGCCGATTTTCCTAAAAGTGTGAAAAGCTCGGTGTTAACCGAATTCATCACATGACACCTGTTAAGATCGTATCAGCGATACCGCTGCTTTGATTGGATAAACATCCAATATGGGCAGACACCATCGCTTTAAGATCTTCAGGTTCCGTCACATCGGCACCAGCAGGAACTTCGATTACGGTATAAATACGCGCAACCTTGTTTGCTTGGTTAGCCAAAGGAAGGACACCTTTCCGTGTGATTACCTTATAGGTATTCATAGGAAAGCTCTTCACAAGTCCTGTGATAGGATTTGCCTGTGGCAACGTGCGAAGGGTCGTAGGACGAGTGAAAGTGACGGTGAACGGTTTTGAAACCGAATTCAAGTCTACACTCGCTTGTGTACCCCCAAGAGCAGTCACTGCCCATTGCTTACCACTAGTGGTAGGTGCAATATCAGCTGTGACTGTGTACGTTGGGCTAGTAAAGCCAGGAACAGTAGCGCCGGTAACAGCGCCTGAAAGATTAAATGCCATAAAGGCTCCTTTTAGAGAGTTACCGCGATTAGCGGCTATAAAGTGCACGGATGCGTCTCTGTTCACTAGGGGTCAATTTGACCCTTTCATGTTCAGTGATCAACCGATACACTGCTGCTAGATTGGCAAGCTTAGACCAACCGTGCGACTGTAGCTCCTGAAGTGTTTTAATCCTCAGGGTACGAGCCGGTATCGATGTCAATGGAGTCCTCTTCATATAGACAGCATGTTCAAGACCAGGCTCTCTCGTAACTATCCTGGAAACAGGATAAGTAGGAGAGCCTGGAAGAACAGTGAACTGCTCTATGAAGTTAGTCTCATAACGGGACCTAACTGTGACTGTTTTATTTAGCCACAGAGTCGCTCCCGGAGAGATAACAGGATCGTCGTTAATGACGTCTCCCAAGGTAGTTAAGTAATCTATCAGCCAAGAGAAAGGTGTCAACTCGTAAAGAGTTGTATACAAACCTTGGAAGTTGATAGAGAACCTATCTGCCATGGAATAGTCAACGGATGATTCGACCTTAAGGTCGAACTCCCCTGTAAGTTTGACGAAATACTTATGCGAACCATGCACCTTAAGGGTGAAGTTCGTTTGGTAAGGACCTGGAAAGGTCTGACCAGAAGTTCTCGTTAAATACTCAAACATAGCACCAGCTTTAACCTTATACATATGGTTCCTTTGTTGGAACCAAGCGTCTAAGGCCTTATTTGCGTCAATAACAGTGTTAACTAAGGGATTAATCCCAAAGCTCCACTGTATCCACGCATCGGCTGTATAGCTAAGCAGGGACATCGGGCTTAATTTTTTGCCTCTTTTATACTTAAATTCCAACTTGTCGAAAACTCGACTAATAGAGTTAACAATTCCTTCGCAGGATTTGTGTAGCTCTTTGAGTTCTCCAATTGGAACGGCAGCATTAAAGTAGCCTATCTCGCTTGACAAGTGCCTTTTAAACCTCTTAACGGCTAAATCGTCTGTAGCAGAATCACTTTTGATGATAGCTGCAAACGGTAGCACGTGGGAGGCCTCTACCCGTCCATAACTATTATAAGTTGTGACGGCATCAAGCTTACCCTTATATCTTGCGATAATTCGGGCGCGCTTGTGGAGCTCGTGAGTGTTAAACTCATAAGGTAGAGAAGCATCTTGCTTCTTCAAGACTTTCACTTTCCAGTCTGTATCACGCCAACCGTTTTTAACGGATTCACCAATGACGAACTCAGTATAAGGGCGTCGATCTATAAAAATACTACCAGGGTTATTAGGCCCAGCAGTAAATAGTTCGTTAACTCCTTGATAATTCCCACGAATGGGTTTTCTGATCGTATAATTGGTAATAGGCATAGAATACTCGAGAAAAGTGACGCTTATCGAAATGATAAACGTAGAAAGAGACCCCGCGAG